TAACTCCTTGGCTCGCTGAGATGCAGATTTCTTTTCACCGAGAAGCTCGTCTACCTTGTTCTTCAGGCCGGATGTCTGCTCTTCGATCATCCGCTGCACTTCTTCCTGAGTGTAAGTCTTGCCGCCCTCGGTGGGTGCGCCTTCTGCTGGAGTAGGATTGTCGTTTTCGTCTGCCATAGTTATAAGCCCCTAGCTTATGGTTGATTTCCGGCCTCGGGCCGGGTTAAAGGTTTGCCTGTTCCCAAGCAACTGGGTAACTGTTTCTGATCTCTTGCAGCGTCATCTGAGCGCCCGATGGATCAATAAGTTGGTTTACGTTTAGCCCACCTTGTTGAGCGAGCCTTTGCAATTCAGCACCATTCCTAAACTTGCCGAAAAACTCATCCTGAAATGACTGCGGTTGCTGGCGTAGAAATTGTGCAAATGTCTGATTCCTGCCAACTGCCAGATTGGACGCTTGCGGCCTGATGAACCGAGAGCGGGGGATCGGCACTCTCGTTGATCGGCAGTTGTAATGCAACGGGGGCTTTGGCCCCTGATTCACTGCGTAGATGTTTCCATCAAGCCCTGCACAAGTCAGTGTCGTTCTAGCATCGAGTACGGCTACATACCGCTCTTCCCCGAAGATCAGCCCGTTAGCTGTCGTGAATGCCCCTCTAGCGGCAGCGCCAACGCTGTTGGTTGATGTAGCAACGACTGTCCGTGCAATGTTAGGCAGCTTTGTACCAACTTTCTGCCTTACTCTTTTAAGCAATTCTGTGAAGTTAGTCTGTGCAATGACGCCTGTTGAAATGACGCCCTTGACTTCCTTGCTGGTATTGCTAAAGAGCCTGTCGCTCATCTGCTCATTAGTGAGCCGCTGTTCGTTTTCAGTGCCAATCGTCAAAGCCGCTACTGCGCCTGCTACGATTGCGGAGTGATTGAACTCATCAGGATTGCTTACAGGTTCGGTCGTTACTTGTGAATAAGTTTGATTGTCAAACTCGATCTCTTCTTCAACAAACTCTGTAAGCCTTTGCCGAAGTTCTTTATCAAACTCCTGCTTGCCTTCTTCAATGACTGCTTCTACATCCTGCAAAAGCCTGGCAAGCGATTTCTGCCTGACTTCGTTATCAGACAGTTTGATTCGCTTTTGAATCTCTGAGGCAATGTTGTTAAAGATCGGCTTGAGTTCTTCCCAAGTCCCGTTAGCAAACCGCTGGATAAATACCTGACGCCGTGTGTACGCCTCTACCAGAAATTTCTCGGCACTCATAGCAGCGCGTTATCAGCGTCCAAGTCTTCGTCTGACATATCCTGCGGGATATGGATGCGGCCCTTGCGGATGCTCTCGCGCTGTGCAGTGCGGTTGATGATTCCGGTATCGCCAAGCTGGATTAGGGCCATCATCTGCTGGCTATCCAGCTCCTCTTCCCAGAAGCGCGTGTTTAGTCGATAGAAAATATCCGCGACTGGAATACCCCAGAAAAGTGCAACGTCCATCAGCGCCTCTGTGAGCGCGTCTGAGATGTTGTTTACAATCTGGTCAAGGGCTGACGCCTCTGCGGATGCGTTGATCCGCGCAGCCTCTGCTGTCTCGTTAGGCGCACCGCGCTGGACAATGCGTGCGCCAATGCCGATCATCTCCTGCTCTTTTTCTTTTTTGAGATTAGTCAGCAGGTTACGCTCTTCGGGCTGGACAAGTTCTACCTTGCCGCCTTGTGTGACAATGCCCTGGCGACTGCCTAGCTGAACCCCGTTCGGGTTTTGCTCGGAGAATTCTTCTGGGCTAGTGTCGCCTGTGTCCAAGTGAAGCGTGGGCTGGCCTGTGATAAACCCGGCTTCTTCAAGATCAGCGTTGTTCCGATAGTGCGCGATGTTGACAACCGCTAGATCATACAGTGGCGCGTGGTCTACGTCAGGCCGATTATTGCTAGAGCCTGCAACGTGCATGGGGATGTGGTCAAAAGGCTGGCCACCTGCCATGCGGATAATCCGCTCTTCTGTTAGCGGAGCGCCCCCATCATCGTACATCTGCTGGGTGTAGACGCCGTTGCGTAGACGTAGTACCCGGTAATTCTTGACGATGTTGTGGTCAAACTCGTCTTTATTGAAGTTATCCTGCACAAGTTCAACGAGAACAGCAAGAGTCAGCACGCGCCTGCCGTTCTTGATCTCGTACTTCCAGTTGATTAACGATTCTGCCTGATAATTCAGGATGACGGGACGAGCACCAATGCGCTGCTCTGTCTCGTAATCAATGCTGTCGTCGATGTCTGGGTAGTCTACGAGGAAAATGTGCCGCCCAGTGTCCAGTACGCCGCCCAGCGCCTCTTTTGCGCCCTGCTCTAGCGTATTGCCTGCGCCGTCGGCGTTGTAGATGATCGGGCGCATCTCGTCGGGCATGACTTCCATCGGCTCACGCCGAAACACCATGCCAGACAAGGCTGATCGAGTCCGGCCTGTGACGTTTAGAAAGTAAGCCCGTTCGACGTACCGCTTGTACCGCTCGTTATCCTTTGGCGTGAACTCCGGCAGATACCGCGTCGGGTTGTACTTAAGGCGCTCTTCGCCCTCTACAACGTCCCGCACTAGCCGCCACTTGGGCGAGTGCAGTTGGTAATCTGGATGCAGGGTCTTTACGCTCACAGAATAATCCTTTCCTTACATCGCAAAAGCGATCTTAACGTCCGATACGGGACGTACAATCGGCAATTCGTAGGCAACCATGTAGGTCGCTGCGTCGTTGATGTGGTCGAACCCGCCCTGCTTGTCAGGGTAGCCGTTCTTATCGTAAGCCTGCTGCTCAAGGCTCTGTGCGAGTTCTGAGCAAGCCCTGCTGTTGACTTTAACCCTGCCGTGGGTCAAGGCTGCGTTCATGGCGTTGATCCGATCCTTGACTGCCGGGTTCTTTCGCGGGGCGCGGATGTTGAACCCTGCCTGCCGCAGAATAGCCAGGTCGGATCGGGAAGCGTCTACCGACTTCCGGCTAACGCCCGAAGCGTCCGGGTAAACCACAATCGTGTGGCTCGGGTAGCGATCCTTAATCGCTTCAGCCATCGTGGGCGTGTCGTACATGTCGATGAATTCGTCAACTGCGTGGAAGACTTCGCCTCGTTTAACAAATACGACAGCAGCCATTTTTCCCACGTTGAAGTCCATACCCACATGCAGCCGCTCCCCCGAGTAAATGCCTTCGTTGGAATCGCAGTGAAGGCGGTGGTAATTACAGTAAACGGTGCCGGACGTAAGGTTGACAAATTGCCCTTCGATGTAGGCTTCAGCGAGAGCAGCAGGATAAGAGTCTCGCAGCGACTGAATATAACCTTCCGGCAAATAGGGGTTTGAGTAGGAGGGTGCCTGTACGATTCCGTAATCGTCGTTAGCCTGCGCTACCCAGCGCCAGTGGGCAAACTTGAACCCCTCGGGGGTTGTGTAGGCTGATGCCTGATTGTACGGGTCGTTGACCCGCTCCGGCTGCTGACGGTTACGAGCAATGACCTTGTTCCAAGCCTCTTCCGCGTGGGCTGCTGGCAAGGTATCAATCTCGTCAACGTGCGCCGTGTAAGTCTCGTAGCCCACAATCCGAGAGGGATTGTCAAGGCTTCGGAATACAAAATCACCCCACTGCTTAGTCGAGGTGTAAACCATGTTATCTTGCTTGTTGTACTTGAACCTGACGCCGAGTTCAGTCAACTTCTCAGTGATTCGCTCTGCTGTAATCAGCTTAATCAGATCGTAAGAGGGCTGGTAGCAGCCGATCAGAGCGCCAGGGGATGTGGCTGCGTCCATGACCGCTGCTTGTACCATTGCTTCGGATTTACCAGCCCCGTAGCCAGCACAGAAAAGCCGATACCGCTTTTCCATCTGCAAGAAGTCAGATTGTGGCTGTGTAACCTTTAGCTGTAAATCCATCAGCGGCTACTTATCTTCCTTCTTCTTGCCATCACCGATGACTTCAATCTGCACCCGATTAACGGGTGTCTGGGCGTTCTCGTCAGCTTCAAAGTGAACCTTCTGGTTCTCCGACCACCCGGCCTGTGTCTTGAGCCAGAAAATCTGGGCCGTGGTATCGTTGCTGTTAACTGCCTTGTTGTACAGCTTGCCTGCTACCGTTGCGTTAGCCTTGCTCTGGCCGTACTCAAGCTCTTCCTTGTAGTTACGCTTAAGAACCCTTACGTCAATCCCAAGCAGCTTTGCAATCTGGTTCTTCGGTGTGCCGAGAAGCGTGTGCATCATCACGGTCTGGCGCTGCACATCGTTCGGGACGTGCTTTGAGCCCCGCTTCGTGAACTTCGGGGTGTTGACGGTGCGACCCGGCTTGTCCGGCTGCTTGGCCGGGATGTACTCGCCTTCCATGATCTCCTTGATCTTAGTCGGAGCCTGATCCCCGAGGTCTTCGACCCGAGGCTTGTCCGATTGATCTTTGTTGTCAGTGTTGTCTGTCAAGGCTATCACTCTTCCTAGTAATAAGTGCAGCTTTTATCAAGGCAAGCCGCGAGCCTATCTACTGCCCGTAAGCAGCAGGGGGATAAGTGGACGCTGATTTGCTACACTGGTTCAGCGACCGAAACCTCGATAGGCTGCCTGCCATTGGCAGAAAGCTCTGATAAAATAACCGAATCTCTTTTATCTTAAATCTCTTATCTTTAGATACAGCTCCGCCCGTGGGTGCCTTCCTAGGTAATCCCATATACTCTTTATCTACAACAGCTAAATACTCTATCTAGTATCTACTTGTTCTGTTCTGTTGTACTACTACTTACTTATCTATTCAGTAGCTGAGTAATCTGTGATCCTACTAGAAGACCCGAGCAAGACTATATCAGGATACCAATTTAGCAATCCAGCTAGGGAGGCCAATCCTTTCAGTTTAAAGCCTTGCGTCGACTTCCCTGTCAACTCGGGCTGGTGAAACATCGAATCACTAGAGAAGCTCTAGCGTTACCTGAGGTTTTACACCTAAATCCTGTTTGTGTAGAAGGCTTGCTGCTCGGCGACCTAACTTCTACTCTCCGGGCTACAGAGAGTCTAATTTTACGTCCTCACAATATAAGACAATGCACAGATGCAGTAGTTCCCGATGAAACTGAATCTGTTTGTGTGCTTGTTTACTTTCCTACCTAAGTGGTGGTAGTGTAACACATCTGACGCTGTTGTCAACCCCCTAGAAGCATTTTTCTTTAAAAAAATCATTAAATTCTTTGTTGACTCTTGTGGCTGTTGGGTTTAAAGTACCTTCAAGACCGAAAAAAGGAGAAAACTTTGCTTAACGACTACATATCTTACATTCTTCACAAAAA